CGTCCACGTCGGCCATGGTCAGGTGCATCTGCGTCAACTGGCGGGTGAAGCGGGGGCTGGCCTCAGCCAGCTTCGCCAGCACCTGCCGGAGGCCTGTGCCCGCCATCGAGCCGCGGATACCCCGGTCGGCCAGGGCGCCCATCGCCGCCAGAGTCGTGTCGAGACCTACACCGAAGGCGTTGGCGACCGAGCCGACATAAGTGAGGCCGACCCCGAGCTCTTGGACGTTGGTAGCCGACTTGTTGGCCGTGAACGACAGCAAGTCGGCCACACGGCCTGACTGGGTCGCCTGCATGTTGAACGATGACAGCGCCGCGATGGTGATATTCGCCGCCGTGGCGAGATCGAGCGCACCCGACGCTGCGAGGTCCATGGTGCCGCCGACGGAGGCCAGCACCTGCCCCGCGCTCATGCCGCCGCGTGCGAGCTCGACCATGCCCTCAGCCGCCTGCGAGGCGGTGAAGCGCGTCCGCTGGCCCAGCTCCTCAGCCTTCGCCTGGAGCAAGTCGAAGGTCACCCCGGTCGCCCCGGTAACCGCCTTGACGGTGGACATTCGGTCCCCGAACTCGGCCATGAGCCTGATGGCGTTTCCAAGCACCGCCCCGCTGACCAAACCGATCAGGATCGAGCGCATTTGCCCGAGCCCTCCCGCAGCACCGCGTGCGCTGTTGTTAGCCCGGTTGGCTGCGGCGCCGAAGTTGTTGAGGCCGCCGGCGGCTTGGCGAGCGGCGTTGCCCGCATCTCGCAGGGCGTTCCCGAAGCCTTTCATCCGCGCCGACGCTTGGTCGCGGAGCGTGATGACGAACTTCATCTGCTGCTCGGACAGCGCCATGGGTTCCCTCGAGCTGCTGATTTGCCCGCCCGATGTGCGCCTTGAGGGGTTTAGACTTCACGAAGAAGCGGCTCAGCGTTTCCGCTTTGCCGCCTCCGCGTCTCGCTTGGACTTGTCGTTGTAGTGCTTCTCGATCTCAGAAGCGGCGCATGAGATAACGTACATGATCTCGATGTAGGTGTTCGGCTGCTCAAGGAGCGCCCCGTCCTGCATCAGCACGCCGTTCTGGTAGAGCGAGTAGAGCTGGATCGCCCGGCCAAAGTCGCCCGGCTCGTCCAACACCAATCGCAAGGGGCAGGTCTCGTGCGCCTCCCCGATCATGATCGCGGGAGCCTTGGCGCCGCCGTCACACCCGCGCACGAGCTTTTGGGCGTCGCTGCAGGTGCTGCAGTCCCAGCCCAAGAGCTCTAACCCGACTACGGCGTCGCGGACTTTTTTCCTTCGGCTTCCACCATGCCGTTCTGCTCCTGGATGAACTGGTACATGTCCTGGAGCAGCATCGACGGGAGAACCGCCATCACCTTGTCCTCGACCACCATGTAGCTGCGCCCGTTGATGTTCTTCCTCACCTTCGTGAGGGTGATCGGCATGTTCTTCTCGTCGATGAAGTTCTCCGCCTCGGTGAGCGCCATCTGCGCTGCCTCGAGGGCGACTCGGCCCATGTTGACCTTGGCCGATTGATGGCCTTCCTTGCCGAGCTGCTCGAAGCCCATCAGCAGGTCGTTGATGTACGCAACCTGATAGCCGTCGAGCATTTTGAGCCGGAACTTCGCCGCCTTCTCGGTGCCCTTGTCCGGGTCCTTGTCCCACGAGAACACGTGGACCTGCGAGAGGTTGACGCCTTTGATAGCCATGTCTGCTTGCTCCCAGTGCGACGCCTAAGGCCGCTCCAAGTGCGGGAAACCGTCCCGCGCGGTAGTCAGAACCGGGATGGTAACGAAGCGGACTTCGCCACCATCCCTGCCCCGTCGCAGGCCCCAGATCAGGAGATCAGGAAGCTGATGCTGTCGTTGCCGAACTTCCGCGAGAAGCTCAGCTGTCCGTCGAGGATGCGGATGTCGTCGCGGCTGCCGTAGCTCAGGTTCGAGAGCTGGGCGGACGGCGCCATCGTCCAGATGCGGTTGCCCGCAGCCTGCCCGACCTTGTTGCGCGCGAGCATGCGCTCACCCGTCGCCAGCTTGTTCCAGAAGTTGAAGTCCGCCACGAGCGCGGCTTCTGGGTTGATCGAGCCGTCGACCGCGCGGTTCGTGATCCGCACACCGCTGTAGCCCTCAGCCGCGTTCGCATCGAGACGCGGCACGACCGAGTTCTTCACACCCCAGCCGAACTCGCTGACCGTCTGGCTGTAGCCGCCGATCATCAGATCAGACAGCTCGACGATGGCCGGCAGCTGGTTCTCGTAGACGGCGGTGGTCGGGATCGCACTGTCGATCGGCTCGAAGTATTGGCCCATGAAGGTGAAGTCGGCCTTGGCATAGCCGCCAGCCTCAGCCTTCACCTCGAACGAGCCGAGCCCGCCCGACATCTTGTGCAGCATGCCGTCGTAGTAGAGGTCCATCGAGAGGCTCTCGAAGCCGGACGAGACGGCCGTGTAGAGCAGGCCCAGCGGGTAGACCCACACGAACCACTTGTCCCCGAGCACGAGGTTGCCCGTCCAGACCGGCGTCAGCGTGAAGGCCCCGCCGACATTCAGGTTGAACGCCGTTGCCGTGGTGAGCGTGACGCCAGTCTGAGCCGCACCACCGACACCGTTGAGGATCGACAGCGGGTCGGGCGTGATCGAGACCTGAGCCGTCCCGGAAGCGCCGCCCGTGGTCACTGCGATCTCGTAGAGCACCGGCGCAGCGAAGTTGGCATCGCCTGCCCCGGCGACCGTGAAGGCCGGGTTCTTGGTGTTGTTCGGGTCAGCGTTGATCGCGCCGACTTGGCCGGAGCCAGCCGCAGCGATCGCCGTCTGGGCGAAGCCGCACGCGCGGAGCAGTCGGGCCAGCTTCGGCGCTGCGGCGCCGTCGTTGGACCGGCCGTTCGACCGCCACTCGTGCGAGAACTTGATGCCGCCGACCTTGCGGCCGACGCGGTAGGCCTCCTGGTCGAGGTCGAAGCGCGACGGGTTGCGTTGGAGCGTGTTGATCTCGGCCGAGTAGTCCGGGTCCTCCACGAGCATCGCGTCGAGCAGCGCACTCGGGGCGGTGTAGGTGTTGTAGACGCTTTCCTGCTTAGCCAGCAGCACGCCACGACGGGACAGCATAGGGGTCGTCATTTGCCTGTTCTCCTCTCTGGGCTCTGCGTCCGCTGCCGGTGACGGGTTTGCTGATCGCTTGGGCCGGAATGTCTTACTGACGTCTCAAGAAAGCGTTGCGTTAGCTCCCGAGCGGGACGTGTGGCCCCGCCCTCATGTGCCGATAGGTGATCTCCGCCACGACGGCGCAGTTCGCGTAATTGTCGAAGGTGCCGTCGATGTTGGTCTCGGACTGGAGCGTGCGCACATCGACCGCCAACCCGCCGAGCTGGTAGTCCTCCATGAGCTTGCGTTCGATCTCCATCAGAGCGTCCTCGAGGAAGTCCTCGATCTGCTCAACGTCCCTGGTGAGGTGGGCCTCGAACACGACCCGCATGGTCGCGTGCCGGATCATCGACACCTTGTCGACCTTGAGCTCCTCGGTCGGGTAGATGCCGAGCACTGCTCGCCTGCCCACCGCCAGCTGGTTGATGGGTTTGCGGGTCACCTCGGACCACGCGATCTTGTAATCGTCGTCGTCAGGCCCAGCAGTGATCGCCTCGAAGTCCGTCTTTAGCTTCTCGAGGATCTGGCGTCGGATGCTCTTTACTTGCGCCATCAGCCGCCGCCCTTCGATTGACCAGCGATCTCTGCGGCTAGTCTGTCGAGCATACGGGACATCGCCACATCTACGAATTCGGGTACGCCGGCCTGCAAGACGGAGCGCATGCCCATGCGGGGCGGCAACCGCACCGACTTCTTGAGCACGTAGAGCGGCACGAGTTTGCCACCATCGTTCCGGAAGATGATCAGGTTGCCCTTCTTCGACTTCTGCACGAACGTCTTGTCCCAGTGCCGCGCCGACGGCCGCTTGGGCGTGCCGTTGCGGTTGAGCGCAGCCGGCAGCGGGATGGTCAGGTAGCCGCCCTTGGCGGTGATCACCTTCCCGGTCTCGTGGACACCCGCGTAGAAGGGCAGCTTCCACTCGCCGTAGACGTTACTGAGCCGGGTCCCCATGACCATCGGCGGCCGTCGCAAGGCACGCCCGAGGCGGCCACTGCGCTTGGCGAGGGAGTTCGGCCCCGTCCCGCCCGGGTAAGGTCCTGAGTGGCGTTCGGCCAGCAGGTTGAGCGAGTGCATGATGTAGGCTTTGAGCGCGCCTTTGAGCTCCGGCGTCAGCCGGTCCATGGCGTAGCCCGTGCGCTTGGCGAGCGCCTCCAGGCCTGTCCAGGCGTCTTTCCAGCGCTGGTTCCGGTAGTCGAAGCTCAGCTCGATCTCAGCGACCATGCTCATTTGGTCATCCCCTCGCCGCGGACGAGGGTCTCCTCTTTGTCGGCGTAGAAGGGCTCGACCCGACCGGGCGGCTCCATCCGGCCCGCGATCTTGTCAGCCGCGAAGCGCGTGAGCCGAGCGGCAATGAGGCTCTCCCCATTCCCGCCCGGCCCTAGTCGACCCCACACAAGGTAGAGCCGGATGCGCATTAGACGTCAGCGACCTTCACGATAGGCGTGACCGTCGGCAGCGCCGCCGCCGTGATGACAGCGTTCACCTTGGTAGCGATCTCTTTCACCGCCGCCGCAACCGACGCGAGGAAGGCGTCAGCCTGGACCTTGGAGACGCCCGAGAGCGCCGTGCCATCGACAGCCGTGCCGGTCGAAACGCCCAGCGCCGGGATCGTGATGCTGTCCGCAGCCGCGCCCCACTGGACGTCGCCGCCGGAGCTGTCGACCAACGGGGCCACACCCACCGCCACAGCCGCAGCGTTAGCGGCGGCCGCGAGGGATGCGATGGTGGCGGCGTAGGCAGGCGCGAGGGCCAGGAAGTTAGGCGAGCTGACGATCGAGGTGGCGACAGCCGTCATGGAGACGTCAATCACCGCAATCGTGTTGTCAGCCGCACTTCCGCCAGCACTCTCCGTGAAGGTGAGCGCCGGGACCTTGGTGAAGATCTCCTCGAGCTTCGTCCCGATCTCGGTGAAGGCGTCGCGGCAGTTCACCAGCGCTGCATCGAACTCAGCCTTCTGCGCGGACGCAGTGCCGACTTCGGTGAAGCCCACGGTCGGGATAGCGATCGCACCGATGGCGCCGTCCGCCGCTGCACCGCCCGAGTTGTCGGTCAGCGCAGTGGGGTCAGCCGCGTCCAAGCACCGCTTGGCCTCGTTCACCGCCACCGCTGCCAAAGCAGCAGAGAGGGTGCCGTCGAACACGGCGGCTGCACCCGAGAAGGTGCGGTTGTTGATCTTGAGGGTCATGTTGTTGGGCTCCTAATGAGCGGCGATCAGGCTTCGTCCTTACGTCGCACCTGCCCGCCCCCGATTGCGACGTACTCCCCACCACCGATCTCAGCGATGTGCTGGGTCGGCGCTTCGGGAGCGGTGTTCTCAGCCGCAGCTTTCGCTGGGGCAGCCTTGGCTTTGGCCTTCTCGGCCGCCGCCGCCGGGGTCTCTTGTTCGTCCGCCATGTGGGTCTCCTCAGAAGTTGAGCGGTCGCGTGGTGCTGGCGAAGTAGCGAATGTGGCCTTCGACGATCATCTTCGCCTGGGCCATCAGCTCCTTCGGGTCGCGGGAAGCCTGCTTGTCGTTCGAACCGCCGAGGTCGGGGTTCGACTTGAGCAATGCGGTGGCGCCGTAGGCCAGCGCACACTGCTGGAGCCACTCGGGTACGCCGTCGTAGAGCGTGCCCTCGGCGATGGCTAAGCCCGCCGTGTAGCTGACCCTCAAGAATAGCCCGTCGAGCCGCGTGGCGCTGTCGAGCAGGATGCTGCCCTTGTCGCTGTTCACGAGCACGCCGACTTCCTCGCCGAGGCCGTCGGTCGCCTCCGCTAGTGCGGCTAGTGTGCCCGCGCGCAGGAAGGTGGGCGTGCCCGTCACGAGCCCGCGCGTGAGCGCCAGCCGGTAGTGCCAACGGGTCCCGCCCAACTCGCCCGCGTCGAAGCGCAGGCCCGTGCGCAACATGAAGGTGTCGTAGGTGGTGACCTGGTCAAACGAGGTGCGGAGCAGGCCCGCCAGCTGCTCAGTGGCAGCGTGCAGGCACTGCTCGATCGCCGCGTCGATGCGGTCGATCTCGTCGAGCCTCAGCAGCTCGCGCACAGCGGAGACCGGGATCAGCTTCACAGATCACCCGACCTCGACGCCCAACTCGAAGGCATCGCCAGCGTCGACACCCCCCTCACCGTCCGGGTGGCCGAAGCGCTCGACGTAGGCCGCGTACGCAGCCTCCTGGAGGGTTTTCTTCGCCACCTTCTCGTCGAGGTCGAGCTCGAGGTACTTGCCGGCGAACGCGATCACGTCGGCTTTGTTCTTGAAGCCGGCAGCCGGCCACTCCGGCGGCTTGCCCTTCTCCAGGACCTCCTCGCCGTCGTCGGCCTTCACCGCCGCGCGCTTCTCAGCCTTCTTGAGGCTCGCCTCATCGAAGCCCGGCAGGCTGAGCAGGTAGTCTGCCGCCTCCTCGTCGCCCACCACGAGCGTCGTGCCCTTGGCCTTGAAGTGGTAGGAGCCGTACTTGTACGAGCCCGGCGGTCCCTTGAACGTAACGTAGCGTGCCATCTTCTAGCTCCCTGGCTTGATGCAGCGGTCAACGCAGACCCCGAGGATCGGAGGCTGTGCAGACAACTGCACGGGGAGAGCCTCGGCCCTCCCCGGCAGCGTCTAATCGGCTCAGGTGCCGATGTTATTGTAGAGGACGATCGCCTCGGCTTCCTCGATCTGGAGCGCGATGCGCGCCGTCAGAACGATCTTGTAGACGCCGACCTCGATGTCCTTGTCGAACTCGAGGCGGATCTCACGCCACACGCCGAACAGCAGGTTCAACGGGTTGGTGAACAGGCCCTTGGCGTCCGGCATCTGGAAGCAGGCGTTGATCTGAGCGCCGTACGCATAGAGCGGTGCGGTGCCTTGGATCATCTGGTCGCCCAGCGCGGTCGCGCGATCCGCCAGCGTGTCGCGGTACTCAGTTTCCTGAGTGCTCGACACGAAGTGGCGCATCGTCGCCAAGTCACGCAGGTACTTCACCGGGAGACCCAGCTTGCCCTGCTTGAACAGTGACTTGGAGACCGCAGCGTTGCCGTAGTCGACGACGTTGCCATCTGCCTCGGCCAGTTTCAGCCAGCCGTCCGTGGTCGTGTAGTAGTTCGTGCCCGAGGCGGTGTCGCCCAAGAGCGCGAGCTCCTCGATGTCGATCGCCGCCTGCTCAGCGATCATGCCGAGCACGAGGGCTCGGATGCCGCCAGGGCCGCTGTTCGACGTCTCGTTGTTCGCAGCCGGCGCGCTCTCGATGTTGTCCTCGATGACATCATACGGGAGGTAGATCGTCGCCTTCACTTCCTTGGCGACCATCTCGAGCTGGCTCGTGGTCGGCTTGACGCGATCGCCCGACGACGTCGCCGTGCCCGACACGCCCTTGTGCAGGATGCGTGAGCCGAAGCCGATCTTGTTGATCTTCTTCGTGTGCGACTTCATGCCGATCTTGCGAGCAGTGTTGAGGATGGTCGGCGCAAGCGTGACCTTCTTCACGAAGGCCAATGCTTCTTCGTCGGGCAGGATGCCGCCGTTCGAGGTGAGGTCAGAGAGCGCCAGATCGGCCTTCTGGACCAGTTCGCGGTTCGTCATTTCAATCTTCTCCTAGTTCCGCAGCTTGATCTTTCCGGCGCCTTAGCCGGGGTGGGTGTCTGGCCTCAGTGGAAGCGGCCGTTGGCGCTGTCGAAGTTCCAGTCATCGCCGCCCGCCGGAGCCGACAAGTCGATGTCGTCAGCGTCAACGCCGCCGATGGTGGCGCCTTTGACGGCCTTCTGGGTCTTGGTCGCCACTTTGGCGACCTCCTCGATCCGGGCGCCCATCGTCTTGAGAGCGGTGGCCTGTTCGACCTCGCCCGTCTCGACTTTGGACAGGGTGGTCTGCACCAGCCCCGTCAGCACCTTGATCTGATCGACCAACCCCGCCAGGGGGTCGGCCTTGTCATCCGCTGGTTCTTGCTTGTTCACGGACTTGTCGCTGGCGTCGTCGCCCTCTGCCTTGGTGGCTTTGGTGTCGTCGTCGCCAGAACCCTTCTCGACCTTGTCGTCGGCCTTGGTGTCGTCGGTCTTTTCGACCGGCTCGTCCTCGACCTTCTTCACGTCATCCTTGTCGCCCTCGGCCTTCACGACCGCCTCGGCCTTCACGACCGCCTCGGCCTCGACCTTCTTGAGGTCCTCGACGGCGGGGTGCTCGCTCTTGCCGACGTTCGCCAGCTCGTCGAGCTTGAACGCCGTCTTGGGGATGCTCTTGAGCACGCCGAGCACGTAGGCTTTGAAGCCGTCAGCAGCCTTGCCAACAGCGGCGGCCGCTTCGGCCGGCCCTTCGGCCGTGCCCATGATGTTGTAGATCGCCTCAGCGAGGACCTGCTTGGCGACGCTGATCAGCGGCATCGCGCCCTGCTGAGCCATCAGCTGGCCGAAGTCCGTCTCCTCCCAGGAAACCGGCTGCAAGCCCTTCGCCAGCATGACCGACTTCTCGATCTGCACGCCGGAGATGCCGACGACGATGTCGTCGCCTGCCTTGAACAGCTTGGTGTCGGCCGGGATCGGGTCCGCGCTCTGCTTGAAGATGACGCCGTTCTTGGCGTCCTCGCACACGTCAGTCTTGAAGCCCGCTTTCTCGATCACAGCCTTGGCCGCCTCGAGGTTCGCGTCCTTCTGGACGCCGATGAACACGACAGACGCGATCGTGCGCGACTTCTTCACTGCAAAGGCGCTCTCAAGGTCCAGCATGCTCATGTCGTTTTCTCCTGATCGTTTGACTACGCGGAAGGGCTCTTTGTTCGCCCCGGCATCGACGAGCGCGATCCAGGTCACGTTCGCATCGAACAACTCACGGGCGGGGCATGGATCAGCCATTCGACATCTCCTAAATGAGGTCGACGTAGGCGAAGCGGTGCGCGTGGCCGTCGCCCTCGTCCGTCGCCGTCCCGTGTGAGATCTTGTGGAAGTGCTCCTCGTCGTCGGCGTCGCGGAACACCGAGGTCTTGCCGGCCTTCACCCTGCCCATCGCGTCGAAGGTGACCTCGAAGGTGTGGACGTGGTTGTCCTCGCCAGCGCGGGCGGTCATGCCGATCATGCTGGCCGGGTAGTCCGGCATGAGCAGTGAGCTCTCGCGGGTCTGGACCTCGGCCTCCATCGAGAAGCCGTTGATCTCGCCGCGCTTCACCGCCTCCCAGACGTCGTCGTCGGGAATGTGAACGCCCACCACCCAGGTCCCCTCGATCTTGAAGTCGGGGTCGCCCTTGCGGCTGATGAAGCTCTCGACGACGTAGCAGCCCGTCCGCACGTTGTCGTGGTTGGTGTCGATCTGCGCGAGCGCGTCGGCCTTGCGCATGTAGTCGTATGCGCCCTTGCGGATTTCCTCGGCCGTCATGAAGTCGCCGTGCGTGTCGAGCTGCTCAGGCACGTAGACGGCGCCGATCACGACGCGCTGTTCTTCGATGATCCCGAGGACGGAAGCCTGCGCCTCTGTCGCGGGCGCGCGCTTGCGGACGACGATCACGTCACCCGGGCGCTCACTCTTGCGCAGAACTAGATGCAGCTGGCTCACAGCAGGGTCCTCGTGTGGACCACCTCGACGGTTCTACCTTCGCGGATGCGGCTCGTTTCGAGCTCGTTCTTCACGTCGTCAGCGTGGGCCTTATGACGTCGAGGCTGTTAACAACGCACTAACAGCCGTTGTTGATCAGGCCGCGCATGTCATGGTCGACGACGAGCACGGGGCCGCGATGCGGGTCGGGTGTGGGGGCGACGCCAGTCGACGCCGCCCCAGGCCCCCCGGCCCACGCCGCCCTGCAGCCTGTCAAGGCTGAGCGCGGCGAAGACGCCGGCGGGGCATGGTGACCTTCAGGTTGGTGAACGCCACGATCGCGCGGGCCAGCCGCCCGGTCGTGATGTCGGCCCCGCCGCGCAGTCGCATGATCTGGTCGCCGCCGCCGAACACCAAGGTGGACAGGCGCGCCTCCGACCGCCCGGTGGAGGCCGCGACCTCCTCAACCAGGGCGAGAAAAGCGACGACCGCGGCGGACGCAGGGACGATCTCGGTTGTGCTCATCCGGATTTAGGTGCGCTGCTTTTAGCACATCGTCAACACGGAAAATGGCGGGCTTGGCAAAGCGCCGGCAGCGAGACGATTTCCTGGGCCGCGCGCGCGAGCAGGTCCAGATATCCGCCCCTCATCACCAGCCGCCGCTCCTTGGCTACGCCAAGTGGGACAACTTCCTGTCGGTGATAGCTAAGGCGAAGGAGGCCTGCCAGCAAGCTGCACACGATTGCGACGACCATTTTGCCGGCGTTGGGAAATTGGTCACAGTCGGTAGTGGGGCAAAGCGCGAGATCGACGATATCGTTCTCAGCCGCTACGCCATCCAAGATGCTAAAAAGCTTAAGTAGGGAAAGAAGGCTACGTGACAACTTCCACGGATCGTAAGCTACGCCACGATTGTAGCGTTGTCATGGCGCGGCAGGACAACCTGGCCTTCATGCACCCGCTGCGCGACAACTCGATGCAACTGATCGTGACATCGCCCCCCTACAATAT